TTAATCCAATTAAAGCCGTGAAGCAGTTTGCTAAAGAAACAAAAAAGTCTAAGAAAAAATAATGGAAAAAGCAAAAGCACGTTACGATTATCTTAGATCATTTCGTGATCAATATCTACAGACTGCATTGGAAGCAGCACGTCTCACTATTCCTTATCTTATCCGTCAGGATGATGAGGACGGTACCAAAAGTCGTAGTCAATTAAAGACTCCATGGCAAGCGGTTGGTGCACGTGGTGTATCTACACTTGCTTCCAAATTGATGCTTGCATTAATGCCACCCCAAACTAGTTTCTTTAAGCTACAACTTGATGAAGCTAAGCTCTTAGAGCAAGAGATGGATGCAAGTGTTCGCTCTGATATTGATCTAAGTTTCTCAAAGATTGAGAGAACTATTAATGAAATGATCTCTGCATCAGATGACAGAGTCATTGTTCACCAAGCAATGAAGCACCTTGTTGTCTCTGGTAATGCGTTGATCTTTATGGATAAGGATCAGCTAAAAATTTATCCACTGAATAGGTACGTTGTAGATAGAGATGGCAGTGGTAATGTCATTGAAATTGTCACAAGAGAACGAGTTCATCGTAGTCTTGTAGAACCACGTCTACCTAAAGAAGCAGCTAGACAGATGAATCCCGTTGGGGATGACGGTGAATCAGCTAGTAGACATGAAGATGTCGATGTCTATACACATGTAAAGCGTGATAATAATCGCTTTGTATGGTACCAAGAATCGATGGACTATGTACTAGAAAAATCTTTTGGTAAAGCACCATTAGAAACCAATCCTTGGATTTGTCTAAGATTTAATACTGTGGATCAGGAGCCGTACGGTAGAGGCAGAGTAGAGGAGTACATGGGAGATCTCAAGTCTCTTGAAGCACTCTCTCAGGCAATCGTAGAAGGCTCGGCAGCTGCTGCAAAGGTGGTCTTTGTTGTATCTCCTAGTAGCACCACGAAACCACAGACACTGGCTCAAGCTGGTAACGGTGCCATTGTCCAGGGTAGACCTGATGACATTGGTGTTGTTCAGGTTGGTAAGACAGCTGACTTCCAAACTGCTCAAGCAATGATGCAGGGTTTAGAGAAAAGATTGGGTGATGCATTCCTTATCTTGCAAGTACGAAACAGCGAGCGCACAACAGCTGAAGAGGTACGACTTACTCAACTCGAATTGGAGCAATCACTCGGTGGACTATTCAGTCTGCTGACAGTTGAATTCCTTGTGCCTTATCTCAATAGAAAGATGAGTGCATTACAAAAATCAAATGAGATACCACGTCTTCCAAAAGACTTAGTCAAGCCAACTATTGTGGCAGGGATTAATGCAATTGGACGAGGACAGGATAGTGATGCGTTAACTCAGTTCATGACCACTATCGCTCAAACAGTTGGACCTGAAGCAATTGCTCAATACATTAACAGTGATGAGCTAATCAAACGCTACGCAGCAGCACAGGGTATCGACTATCTAAACCTTGTCAAGACTAAACAAGAGTTAGCAGCTGAACAAAATGCTCAGCAGAATAATGCTATGGACATGGAGATGGCTAAGCAAGCAAGTTCATTTGCTGCAGTAGACCAACAAGCCCAAGCAAATGCTGCTCAACAAATTTAATTACTGATATGACAGAAGAGACTAAACAACCGAATAAGCCTGCAGTTAAAAAGCGTTCACAGAAACGTCAAGAACTACCACCAGATGAAGAACGTTCACCTGGTATTGCAGGCAACCCAAACAAATACGCCAACCGACCAAAGATTGGTAAACCCACCATTGGCAAATCACCCAATTATGTTGAGTCGGTTGGTCTTGGTAACTTAAAAGTAATTAGCGCAAATGGCAACAATGACGTATGACGCCAGTGAAAATACTGGTGAACTGACAGCTGAAGAACAAGAGTCTTTGGCTGTTGGTGAGAAGATGCAACAAGAAGAAGCTCAGCTCCTAGCTGGAAAGTATAAGGATGCTGAGGAACTTGAAAAAGCATATATTGAACTACAAAGTAAACTCGGAAAAGAACCTGCTAAACCTGAAGCTGACGCTCAGCCTGAAGAACAAGCCGAGCCTGAAGCAGAAGCAGAAACTGAAACTGATTTCTTTGATGAACTGTGGAACGAAGCACAGTCTGATTCTGATGAGTATTCTGCTGACATCATTGAAAAATTAAAAAGTAAGAGTCCTACAGAGTTGGCTCAAGCTTATTTGGATATGAGATACAAAGCCGATCAACAACCTGAATCACAAGGTATGAGTGAAGCCGATGCCAACAGTCTTAAAGACATGGTAGGTGGTGAGACTAAATACAATGACATGTTGAAGTGGGCAAGTACAGCATTTAACAAAGAAGAAGTCTCCCTCTATGATCAAGTTATGCAGAGTGGAGATCGGGCTGCATGTTTCTTTGCAGTCCAGTCACTTGCACAACGGTATGGTAATTCTGAAGGGATAGAAGGTGAGATCCTAAAAGGTAGAGCACCACGTTCTGATAAAGGTGATGTATTTAAAAGTCAGGCAGCACTAGTACGTGCAATGTCTGATCCTAAGTATGACGCTGACCCTGCATACCGTGCAGAAGTGATGGAAAAACTAGGACGCTCACCAATCAATTTTTAACAACTAACAATTATTATGAAAACTATTTTTGCTGCCGGTATCCTCCTCGCATCAGTCTCCGGTCCAGCATTCGCTGGTCCATACGCAAACATCGAAACCAATTCCTCAAAGCTTGGTCATGATCATCAGTCCACTGTGACTGAAACACATGGTGGTTATGAGAATAAAATTGGTGAAGATGGTAGCTATTACTTCCAAGCTGGACCAGCCATTGTGTCTCCATCTGGAGAGGATAGCAATGTTGAATTCTCCGGTAAAGTCGGTGCTGCTTATCAGGTAACTGAGAAGGCCAATCTTTATACAGAGTATGCATTCCTTACTGGAGACAAAGTAAGCTCTAGCTTTAAAGCTGGAATCAAGTACAACTTCTAATTTTTTATCATGGGATATAACCCTAGCAACAGATCTATTTCAAAAGTACAGTACGTTGTAAAGACAACTGGTGACCAGTGGTTCCAAACCACAACTGGTTACGGTGATAGTCCTGAAGCTGGAACTACAGCACAACGTCTAGCACAATGTAAGGTTATGTCAGGCAAGAAAGCTGATGGCTCAACCGACATGGCTGAACAAGTTGTCGCTTCATAAGTAATTAATAGGCTTACAGGGAGGTTCGAGTCCTCCCATTACTATTGGTTAGAGCCCGTAAGCGGATACCTCTAGCCGTCTAGACGGTGGGATAGACCACGATACAAATTAAATACTTCTGACGTCAGAGGAATACGTACATAACAACCTCTTTAAAACAATGACTGCTACTGCTGGTACTCCTCCTAATAGTACCCCAACTCCGATTGGAAGTATTAACTCCAATCCTCAACTAGGTCTGTCCCAAGGTTATCCTGATGGGTCTGGTGCAGCAGGTGATAAATATGCCCTGTATCGCTAAAGGAACTGTTCAGAACCGTACTCTCCGTAATGGAAAGTCTCTGCAGTTCATCTTCACTGGCCGTATGACGGCTGATTACCACACCCCTGGAACTCCGATTCTTGGTAGTGGTGATCCTCCAGTGGCTGAGAAGACCATCATCATGGATGACCTGCTGATTTCTTCAGCGTTCGTTTATGACCTCGATGAGACACTTGCTCATTACTCACTTAGGTCTGAGATCTCCAAGAAGATTGGACATGCTCTTGCCGAGGCTTACGATAAAAAAGTCTTCCGTACTATTGCACTTGCTGCACGTGAAGCACATCCTGTGACTGCTGCTCCTGGCCCTGAGCCCGGTGGTTCTGTCATCAAGCTTGGTGCTAACAATCAGTACAACGCACAAGCACTCGTAGATAGCTTTTTTGAAGCCGCGAGTATTTTGGATGAAAAGAATGTACCCCGTGATGGACGCACTGCTGTGCTTTCTCCACGTCAGTACTACGCTCTCGTCTCTCAAGTCGATAGCAACATCCTTAACCGTGACTACGGCAACAACCAAGGCAACCTGAACTCAGGTGATGGTCTCTATGAGATCGCCGGTATCTCTATCAAGCGTTCTAACAACCTGCCATTCATGGTGACTGGTGCTGGAACAGGTGGATCTGCTGGTCACATCACTCGTGTTAACGGTGAGAACAATGACTACTCCGGTGACTTCCGTACTTCCTGTGGACTTATCTACATGAAGGATGCTGCTGGTGTTGTTGAAGGTATTGGACCACAGGTTCAGACCACTGGTTCTGACGTTAAGACCATGTACCAAGGTGACATCATCGTTGGTCGTATGGCTATGGGTGTCGGTACTTTGAATCCTGCTTGCGCCATTGAGCTGCGAGCAGAAGCCTGATAAAAGGAGGATTTCATAATGTCTTTGATTCCTGGTGTGACCCGGAAAGATACAACTACTGCTGGCCGTGTTGTTGGCACAGTTGCATCTTTGACTATGAATCCTCCTACTCCTCAAGAATACGGTCGCCTATCTGGTACTGCTGCTAATGGCAGTTCTTCGACCGTAGCTTGTTGGGGTGGTGCAGGTGTAAACGCTACAACCCTTTAATAAATGGCTAATCCAACAACTGCTGCTGGTGACAATGGTGTCTCCGGCTCTACAGCTGGTGTGTCTGGTGGTAATACTGCCATGCGTACTTCTGTAGCTAAGACTGCAAAGGGATACGGCTCTGCTGTATCTGCTTCAACTGTATATAGTGAGACAAAGAATCTTCGTTTCACATATCATCAACGTGAATGCGACTCTCCCGCTCGGGACCGCTCGTAATACCTGGGGAGCTTCGGCTCCCTTTTTTTTATCCTTATTGAGAATATATCTCATGACGCAATCTGGTCTAAATAAAAGTCAACGCGAACTACAAGCTATAAATCAAATACTAGAAAGCGTTGGGCAAGCTCCAGTCACCTCCCTTAATCTTTCCAACCCGGACGTTGCGATCGCCAACGATACCCTTAGTCAGGTATCCAGGGATGTGCAGGCAGAAGGATGGACGTTCAATAGGGAATATCATGTACTTCTTACTCCTGATAGTAATAAAGAAGTAAACGTAACAGATGAGATGCTACAGGTAGCTCTCAACATGGCTGAGTCTCCTAACAATAAATATTATCGTGCCACTGTACGTACCAAGAATACTGGTGATGTACAGAGAAAACTATATGACATGATTCACCACACCTTTGAATGGTCATATCCCATCTACTGCGACATATTGTGGTATCACGAATACGTTGCAATACCAGTACCTGTACAGAGCTATATCATTGCTCGTGCATCAAAGATCTTTGCACAACGTACTGTTGGTTCACAAGAAATATCTTCCCTTCTAGAAAGTCAAGAGATGATGTGTCGTGCATACGCTCTTGAATATGACACCCAACAAGTAGAGAGATCTTTCTTTGGTTATAACCAGGATGGTCAGTTCTATACAAGCTATGAACCTATGAATGCATTGAGGCGATAATGGCAGCAGTAACACAATCTATACCATCATATATAGCTGGTGTATCACAAGAACCTGATGTCAACATGCGTCCAGGTTATCTAACTGAGATTAAGAACGGATACCCAGATTCAACGTTTGGTCTTCAGAAACGACCTGGAGGTAAGTTAGAGAATATAATTGTAGATACGTCATCAGCGGTGGTTAATGCTTCTACTTTATCCGGTGCTTATTGGTTTTCTATTATTAAAGATAACCAGCCTGCATATTTTGGCTGTGTAGTACCTGCTGCATATAGTGGCACTACCTTAACAACATTAGGTGCAGTAAGAATCTGGAACAGTACAACAGGTGTTGAATGCTCAGTCACCTATGAAGCTAGTTCTGGTCCCGGTAGTTTAGTCTCACCGAATACAAATACTACTAGAGATTATCTTACTAGTGCTAATGCAGATGATTATAAGATCATTACTATTGACAAGACATCTACTCTTCTCAACAGAACCACTGTTGTAACTGCAAGTACAACCAACACACCTGGAACAACACCAACATCATATTCTAATTTTGCTAATTTACCTACTTCTCCTTCAGTTAATGATATTGCTCAGATTAAGAACTCTGAGAATACAGAAAAAGATGATTATTACTTGAAGTGGGATGGTACTTCATGGGTTGAAGTTGCTAAGCCTGGTATCTCTGATGGTTTTAATAATTGGACTGCTCCACATTCCATCAGTAATACAGCTGAAAATACATTTGTTGTAAAAGAAGCTAACTATAAGGATCGATTGGCTGGTGACGACAATACGATGCCACAACCAAGTTTTGTTGGTACAACTATTCAGGATGTATTCTTCTACTTTAATAGAGTAGGATTCCTATCACAAGACAATGTAATTCTATCCGCCAGTCTTCGACCTGAGTACACTAATGCACTTGCACAAGATATTAATTTCTACAGTAAGTCTGCACAGATCTCTATTGCTTCTGATCCTATTGATTTGAATGCAGCAAGTGTTCGTGCTGTGTCCTTATATTCTGTACAGCCATCACGTGCTGGACTTGTACTCTTTGGTAACGGTGAGCAGTTCTTTCTCTATGCAGAGCAAGGGACATTATCTCCACTGACAGCAGAAGTTAAAAGCGTATCTACGTATGAAGTAGATAGCATTATTCCTGTTGTTGAATTAGGAGATGAAATCTATTTTACCTCTAAGACACCACGATATACACGTGTCTTTAGAATGATGAATAGAGGCACAGAAGAAACACCTGTCGTAGAAGAAGTCAGTAAAATTGTACAAGAGTATGTACCTAGTACAATTAACAATGTTAGATCTAATACACAGAATCAATTAATTGGTCTTTCGTCTAAGGATGAAAACTATGTTTGGTTCTATAGACAGTTTCTACAGAATGGAGAGAGAGCATTACAGTCTTGGTTTAGGTGGTACTTCTTAGGTAAGGTACTAACCTTTAATTTCTTTACTGATAATATGTATGCAGTCATTGAATTGACTGACAACAAAATCGCTATCATAAGGATGTCTCTTAACAAGGATCCAGATGGTGACTTGTTGACAAGTGTTGTTAACCCTAATCCAACAATACACCCTGTCGTTGGTATTGGTCCAAATATTGATCTCTGGACAAATAGCACTAGCACTCCTACATACGATATACCTTCTAATAAAACAACTATTCCATTACCTACAAATTATCCTGCACTAACTGGTGATACGTATAAGCCTATTGTCATTCTATCTGAATCGGCTAGCGGGTCTAGTTCTACTGTCTCTACACAAGCGGGTACTTACTTTAATGCAACTGTTGACGGAACAAACTTTAAGGTAGATGGAGATCTAACAAGTGTTGCTAATAAGATAGTGCTTGGATATAAGTATGATATGGAGCTAAAGCTACCAACTACGTACTTTAGAAATCAAAATGGTATATCTGATTTTACTGCTTCATTAGTGATCTCTAGATATAAATTCTCCTTTGCTTCTACTGGACTAGTCACTTTTAAAATAAGTGGTTATTCATCTTATGATGCTAATTACGCTGTTGTTAATCCACAGTTTTATCCAGCCAACTCATTACCTGTCTACGATGAAGTCACATTTGACTTACCTTTACATATGAGAAATGAATTTTTTGATTTAACTATTTTTAGTGATACTCCTTTTCCTTCATCATTGATGCGTATGGATTGGGAAGGAAACTATAACCCACGATATTTTAGGAGGACTTAATTATGCCTGCAGGATTGCTAGCCTTTGGAGCCGCAGTTGTAAGTGGTGGTATTAACATGTACGCTGGTGCTAAACAAGACTCGGCTAATAAAAAAGCAGTAGGAGAACAATACAAATATGATAAAGAAAAATATAAATATGATGCAAACCGTGCACAAGATCAGTATATCTTCAATCAAAACGAAGTAAATATTGCTCGTGCAAATAATGATAATGAGTTAAGGTATCGAGAAGCATTAGATGACCAGAACTACACTGCTCAAATGGAGCAACGTAGGGACAACTTCTTAGCTCAGAAGGATGCATATAAACAATCAGAGCAAGACTATGCAGACTATACAGACTTAAACTCACGTATTAGAACTAATGCAGAGCTGCAAACTAAAAATAAATTATCCGAAAACCTTACCTCATTAGGTTATGCAAATCAAGGGCAGAAGATACAGGAATTACAAGCAGCTCTTGGATTAAACGTTCAGCAAAATACGAACAATGCAGCATTAAGATCTGGTAAAAGGGATGCAACTTTAGCGCAACAGATAAATAATAGGCAGTTTAATCAAACTACACGGCAACTTAATAGGGAGCAGAGTTATACTGATAGCAGTAGAACAGAAGCAACCAACCTGAAAAGAATTGCAGGAAAAGAGCTTACCACCAAAAAGGCACTAAATAAACTTTCTAGCGATAGACAGATTTCTGCATTAAACCAAGATAGTGCTTTAAATACTTTAGCTGCAAGTCAATCTAATGAGAATGCAGTCGATGCTTTTGGTGATGCTTCGCTTCTTGTCAGTCAGAATCAAGATGAGTTAAGGTCAGTATTTGCAAACCAACAACTACAAAATGATTTTAGTGATGAGAATGCTAATCTTAAATATGATGCCAGTAAGTTAAATAATGATCAAGCTAAAAATATAAATTTATTAAATGAAGCTAAGACCAATATGTCAATCAAGGCTGAAGAAACGAATGTAGCTTTAGAGACTATTGAACGTAAGGCTGGACAAGCAGATAGTCGAGTTGATTTGACAGATCAATTCAGTACTCAGAAGGTAGAATTTGCTCAATCTATTGATGATTTAACTGACCAAGAGCGATACCAATTATTTGAACAGGATACCAATATTGAGAATTTATCTGGTGATCTTAAAACATTAAAGATCCAACATGATACAGATATGTCGGCTCGTAGATTTGAGCAAGAAGGAGCAAGACTTGCTGCACTTGAGGCAGAGGGTAATCTTTCTGCACAAGGAAGGCGTGGTGCTTCTGCTGCACGTTCTATCGCTACGGTTCTTGCTGCAGCTGGTAGACAACAAGCACAGCTTGCTGACTCAATCTTGCGTGGTACAACTCTCTTTGATCAGCAGAAGCTTAATTTACAAGGTAAGTCTGAAAGAGCAAAGGCATTAAAGGAATTATTTAAAGCATCAACTCAACGAAAAACAGGTGATGTCGCTGAGATTGAACAACGAAGAAGAGTTGATTTCAATAGAGAAACTGGTCAATCACTTGCTGCTGATTTGAGGACTGACAATCGAGTTACTACTTTAAGTAAAAAATTTGATGCACAAAGAACACTGGCAGAGACTGAAAAGACATTGCGAAATACTCAACTAGATCGTCAGACCACTCAACGTAGTATTGAACGTGATAGCACTATTGATCAGAACAGACGTTTAGAAGAACAGCAGTTAAAGGATAGAGATCGTAAGATTGAAGATCAAAACGAGAATCTAGAAAGAGCACGTCTTGATATGGATCGTTCGATTCGTCATACAAATGCAACTAAAGATCTTAAAAATACTTATAATGAAAGTCAGAAGACTGATGTAAGATCTGAATTCAAGCTCAACAGACAATCGTTAAATCAAAACAACCAACGTTTGATGGCTTCATTAAATGCTAATTTGCGGAAGCTTGGTATTGATGATAAGAGTATTAAGAACCAGCGTACAGCTGCTACTGAGAACTTCAAGTCAGCTCAGACAAGGGCTGCTAATGATTATAAAGATGTTGTATCTCAGTGGAATATAGGTAATAAGGAAATTAAGAATGCAGGCAACATTAATGCATTCAATACGCAACTTAGAAAGAACGAATATAAGTCTTCTAAACTGTCTGCAAGGAAAGCTGCAATAGCTAACATGAAGGGTATTGCAATTGATGAATACTCGGCAAACCTTACAGCTGATAAACAGCGTCTACCTACGCCTGAGAGGGCTCCTAAGCCACCTAAACCTCTCAATTATCCACGTACATTCTTCCAAGATCCTATGGCTCCTGTAGCAGCACCTAAGCCAATTAAAGGTGTAGCTAACACAACCAATATGTGGAATGCAGCAGCAGCAGGAATAGGTAAATTAGCAAGCATCAATTTTAGTTAGTAATTCATTCATAGCTTATGGCATTCCAATCATTTGGCTCCTACGGGAGATTTCAACAAACTCCTTTTCCTGATAGAGCCAGAAAGATTCTGGAAGAACAAAGGGCGAGGAGTATTAACGAACAAAACTATCAACAACAGTTAGATCGACAAAATCAAAGTTACCTTGAGGTGATGCGCGAAAAGCTTGCTGCTGAACGTGAGAATCGTAGACGTAACTTTGATTATGAAAACTCATTAAAGCAACAGCAACAAGATGCTGTAGAGCGAAACAATAAACAGAAACAAGCTAATGCCACTAATCAGGCAGCTAACCAAGCTGCTATGTACACTGCATTAGCAGATATTTCTGGAGCGGCTGCCAAGAAGGCTGGTGAGTATTTTGCAGAACAGCAAAAGAAAAAGGATGAAGAACAGGCAGCACTACAAAAAAAGAAGTGGGATGAGCAAGATGAATTCTCCAAGTTTCTTAGTTTAAGTTTCCTTGAAAAAGCGGAGAATGAACAGATACTTTCAGCTGCTAACTCAGAAAGTGTTGTAAACGGTGTATCTGAATCAGGTAACTCTGCAAAAGCATTAGATCTTAGTAAGGGTATGCTTGGTGGATACGATAGTGTGCTTGCGCGTCAAACTATCGCTTCAACAACTGGTAATCGTATTCAGGAGTTATTTGAGAATTACAAAAGCAACGGTTCACTAATACCTATCACAGATCCAGTTTCTGGTGAGGTCATTAATATGACTTTAGCTGAAGCAGAAAGAAGAGGTGGTGAATACGCCTCTCAAGCTACTCAACTAATCATTAGTGCAG